TCTGGTAAAACCATTTCCGATGCTGACAAGCTGAAGATAATGATGATGAAGATGGGCGAGTCTGGAAAGACTATCTCAGATTCTGACAGAGCTAGGGCAGATAGACAGCGGGGCATTGGCGAAGCTGGCAAAACCCTTTCTGATTCAGATATTAAAATGCTTGAGCAACTTATGCTGCAACAGCAAGGCGTAAGAGATAAAGCTGAACGCAAAGCTTTCCCACCACCGTCCATGATGAAAAAAGGCGGCGAAGTTAAACGCAAAAAGAAGCCTAAGATGGGCGCAGTTATGAAGGGTCGTGGTGGCTCATACAAAGGAATGAAATAATGGGCAGTAGCAAAAAGATCAGAGGCCAAGGAGCTAAACGAAAGGAACTTCGTCAGTCACCTATTAAGGAATTTAGGGACGACAAACCTGGGGCACCTCCCACGACCGCAGAACGCGAAAGGGTCATTGACCGTCCTGGGGCCCCAGAACGCGAAAGGGTCATTGAGTAAGAACGCGACTTTGATCCCGGACCGCCTAGTTATTTTCAAACAACACGAGCTAATCCTACTGCTTTTCCTACCGCAGGGATGGAGGCTGACGCAAAAGCAACCGAGAAACAAAGAGTGGGGGAAGTGTTTCGCGCTGCGATGTTAGACATGATTGCTGAATCAAGAACTGGCAAGACAACCCACCCCTTAGAAGCAAGGCCCTCTGTCGAGCAGAGGGACAAGGAGATGGCAAAAATTCTGTCCGAGTCTAAAGCCACCTCAAAAGCCAAGGGCGGTATGATTTCTACAAAACGCTACATGAACGGCGGCATGGTTATGCCTGGCCGCGGTGTACGCGACACAAAGATGAGCTAATACAATGACAGTATCAAACTCAAGAGACTTTAATCTCGACGTCAGTGAGGTCATCGAGGAAGCATTCGAGAGGTGCGGGATTGAAGTCCGAACAGGCTATGACGCTCGTACCGCTCGTAGGTCTCTGAACCTGATGTTTGCGGAGTGGGCTAATCGTGGCCTGAATATGTGGACCGTGAAGCAGGGCACTGTCACCCTGACACAGGGGCAAGCGGAGGAGACTTTGCTTGCCGATGTGGTTGATCTGTTAGAAGTAACGCTACGAAGAAGCGGCACGGACTTCACTATTGACCGTATTAGCCGTGGTGATTACGTCACGATACCGAACAAAACAACCCAAGGGCGGCCTAGCCAGTTCTGGTTTAACCGTCAGATTGCGCCTGTAATTAACCTTTGGGCTGTTCCTGAGAACTCCACCGACCAATTGATCTACTACTACTTACAGCGGATTGATGACGCGGACACCTTGGTAAACACTACGGATATGCCTTTCCGGTTCTTCCCTTGTATGGTTGCTGGGTTGGCCTATTATATCGCCATGAAACGAGCCCCTGACCGTGTTCAGATGTTAAAGTCTGTGTATGAGGAAGAGTTTCAGCGCGCCGCAGACGAAGACGAAGATCGTGTTCCGTTGAAGTTACAGCCTAGCATTCAGTATCTGAGGGTCTAATGACATTTGCATCTGGTAAAAAAGCATGGGGAATATCAGACCGCTCGGGCTTCCGCTATCGTTTAAAGGATATGAAGAAAGAGTGGACTGGTGCGCTTGTTGGGCCAGATGAGTTTGAAACTAAACAGCCTCAGTTAAGGTCGCCGAAGGTTACGCCTGACCCGCAAGCTCTTCGAAATCCTCGGCCGGAGCAAGACTTAGCGGAGCAACGGAACATACAGTACGGTTGGAATCCAGTTGGTGGAGCAGCAGACAACGGAATTAATCCCCCTAACAACCTAGTTTCTACTGGGGCGGTGGGCGCAGTAACGGTGACAACATGAGTTTTACATACACGCAGTTAAAGACTGCAATTGAAAATTACACTGAAAACAACGAGACCTCTTTTATCTCGAACCTTCCCTTGTTTATAAGACTTACCGAGGAACGGATTCTAAAGAACGTCCAGCTTAGTTTGTTTCGCAAGAACGTGGCTGGTGCGATGTCTGCGTCAAACAAGTTCTTATCGGTTCCTAGTGACTTCTTAGCCCCGTTCTCCTTATCGTTTACGGACAGTAGCGGCGATACAACCTTTGTAGACTTCAAGGATCCAGAGTTTGTGCAAACGTACACCCCTAATTCTGCTACAACTGGGGCCCCTAGATACTATGCGATGTACGATCTAGATAACTTTATCTTAGGTCCTACACCTAACAGCAGTTTTGCTTCTGAACTTCATTACTTCTACCGCCCTGAGAGCTTAACTCAAAGTAGCTACACTCTTACTCTTACAAGTGTAACAGGGACGTTTACGGCGAATGACACTATCACTGGCGGTACGAGCGGTGAAAGTAGTGGTGTAAATTCAGTTCCCAACACCACATCATTAATTGTAGTAATCCCTAGTAGCAACTACACTGTAGGTGAAACAATTACAGCCAGCCCTAGTGGAGCTACGGCTACAGTCTCGGCTCTTGGTGCGGATACTACACTGACATGGTTGAGCGAGAACGCAGAGATGGCGATGCTTTTTGGTTCTTTATCTGAGGCGTATCTTTACATGAAGGGCGATCCTCAAACTATGCAGATGTACATGCAGAGATTTGGTGAAGCAGCGGGCAGGTTAAAGAACCTGGGCGAGGCTCAAGAGGTTACGGACGAGTACCGCACTGGTCAACTCATTCGCGCCAAAACATAAGGAGATTAACGTATGACTGCATCTTTCCCAGTAACCATGTCAAACGATTTTAAAGTTGAAGTCGTGACAACAAACAACCGAGGGTTTACCCCAGAGGAAGTTGCTCAACGCTGTGCTAATAAGATTATTGCTATTTCTGAGAACGCGCCTCCAGCTATTCGGGAACAAGCTAGAGAGTACCGAGACTCCGTAGAAAAAACTGTTGCGCTATATATGCGACAGGCTATCCAAAGTGATAGAACTACGGTATATAATGCAATCAAAGATGCCGGTCAGCCAAAATTGGCCGAGTATATAAAGGAAATGTAAATGGCTTTTAATGGAAACTTCTTATGCACCTCGTTCAAGGTAGAACTAATGAAGGGTGTTCATAACTTCACGGCAGCAAGCAACCAGTTTAAACTGGCTCTGTATGACAACAGTGCTACTTTCACCGCTGCAACTACTGCGTATACATCTACTAACGAGATTAGTGGCACGAACTACACAGCTAAAGGAAATTTCCTGACGAGTGTTACACCCGTAGCTAGTAGCACAACTGCTTTAACTGACTTCGCAGATGAAGTGTTTTCTAACGTAACCATCTCGGCAGTTCGAGGCGCTTTGATATTTAATGAAGCGGCTACGGGCGATCCGACGGTAGCTGTGTTAGATTTTGGTGCAGACAAAGCGGCTAGTTCTGGCGACTTCACAATTATTTTTCCCACTGCTGATGCATCTAACGCGATTATCCGGATAGCCTAATGGCCGATCCGGTTGCAGCCTTTCAAGGATGGAACAGTTCCATCCAAGGGTGGAACACAGGCACTTGGAATACCAATGTTGCTTATTCCATCACTGCAACTGGATCCGTTGGTGCGTCCACGGTTTCTAGTGAAGGTAATGTCACGGTTACTGGACCAAGTGCAGCTACGGCATCTGTTGGCGCCGTTACAGTTACAGGTTTTGCTAATGTCTCCGTAACCGGAGTTGCTGGCACAACCGCACTGGGCAGTTTCTTCACCACTAATACAATGGTGACGATGACTGCTGTTGTTAATGGAGCATCGACAGCAACCGTTGGAAACGCTAATGTACCGGTAATTGGAGTTTCATGTACCGCAGTCGTAGGCAAACTCGAACAGCCTTGGGGGTTAATTATACCGTCTCAAGCGTCAAATTTTACGGGGGTCACCCCTTCGCAAACGCCGTCTTGGGCGGACGTTGCAGCATAGGATAAAAAAATGGCAAGTGTATATACAAATGATTTACGGTTAGAAGAAATTGGGTCTGGGGAACAATCAGGTTCTTGGGGCGATACAACTAACACTAACTTAGAACTGATTGCGGAAGCGTTTTCTTTTGGCACAGAAGCCATAACAACTAACGCCGACACGCATGCAACCACGATTGCGGATGGGGCGACTGACGCCGGACGCTCAATGTTCTTGAAATACACAGGGACTCTGGATTCTGCTTGTACAATCACCATTGGCCCAAACACGGTCAGCAAGCTGTGGTTTATTGAGAACGGAACTTCTGGTTCTCAGAACATCATTATTAAGCAAGGCTCTGGGGCGACTATTACAATCCCAGCGGGACAAACTAAAGCTA